ATCTATAAAAGAGTTATCAGCAAAAGTTACAGAATTAGAAGAGAGATGCAACTGTGAATGAAGAGATTAAAAATTTTACTTACAGATTTGATAGCTTTTTTAATGGTATGTTTTTTACTACTTTGTTTATTGGTTTATTCTCTTGGGCTTGTGATAATTTTTATATCGGTAAATCTCAAGAAGAAATTGAAGAAGAATTAATGCAGTCTATGTTTGAAGTAGACTCACTAATAGGTAATATTAAAATAATACTAGGTGATTCTAGTGCAATTGAAAGGAAATAAAATGGCTAAAAAAGAAAATAAACAAGCTATGTTAAATCTTGATGGTAAAGAATATGTAATTGATGATATGAATGATGAGCAAAAAGTTATGGTAAGTCATATTGCAGATCTTACAAGAAAAATGGAAACAATGAATTTTAATATGCAGCAGTTAGAGTTTGGTAAACAAGCCTTTGTTAATGCATTGAAAAAAACTTTAGAAGAGGTAACTGAAGAAAAATGATGGAAAATTGGACTGAAATAGGTTTTGCTGGACTATCAGCAACTATATTATTTATGACGTTTAAATGGATGACAAGTGAGTTAAATAAAAAGATTGATGATCTACAGGATATAATAATAAAGCTTATTGATGCCAAGAATACAATGGTAGATAAATTTCAAGAAATGAATGATGAAGTAACTGATCAACTTAACTATATAGAAGCTAAGCTAGGTAATGGCAGAGGTTCTAAACAAAGAAGAAAGGCTGGTAGATAATGTACGGTAAAAAAATGGGTGGTAAGAAAAAACCTATGAAAACAAAAAAGAAAGTTATGAAAAAAGGCATGAAAAAGACTATGCCTAAAATGAAAAAAATGAGGAAAAGCTACTAATGATTAAAAAGATTAGAGCTCCTAAAGGTTTTCATTGGATGAAAAAAGGTACTACATATAAACTTATGAAACATACAGGCAAATTTAAAAAGCATAAAGGTGCTAGTCTTATGGCTGAGTTTAAAGTACAAAAAGTTCATAGTAAAAAATAATGGCAAGTGCTACTAAAACTAAACCTAAATTATGGAAACGTATTGTTGCTAGTGTAAAGTCTGGTAGTAAAGGTGGTAGACCAGGACAATGGTCAGCACGTAAAGCACAGATTGCTACAGCTAGATATAAAAAAGCAGGTGGTGGATATAGAGGTAAAAAGTCTAGTAGCAATAAGTTAACTAAATGGTCAAAACAAAAATGGGATTACGTAAGTAAAGGTGACAAGAAAAAACCAAGAGCAAAAAGAGGTAGGTATCTACCTGAGTCAGTTAGGAAAAGTCTTAGTAAATCGGAAAAAGCTGCTACAAACAGAGCAAAAAGAGCAGCAACTAGAAAAGGAAAGCAACGAGCAAAATACTCTAAAAAAGTTGCTAGAAAGGTAAGAAACGCGTAATGCCTGGACATACTAAAAAGAAAATGACTAAAAAAAAGAATGGTAAAGGGATGCTTACAGCAAAGCAAAAAACTTTACCTAAAGCTTTACAAGCTAAGATCATAAAGTCAAAAATGAAGAAAAAAAGAAATGCCAAGAAAAAGAAAGTATAAGTCACCAGCCTGGACAAGGAAAGCAGGTAAAAATCCTAAAGGTGGATTAAATGCTAAAGGTAGAGCATCTTATAAAGGTGGTACCTTAAAAGCTCCTGTTAAAAGTGGAGACAATCCTAGAAGAGCATCATTCTTAGCACGTATGGGTGGTATGAAAGGCCCAGAGTACAAGAATGGTAAACCTACTAGGTTATTACTTTCTTTAAGAGCTTGGGGTGCTAGTAGCAAAGCAGATGCTAAAAGAAAAGCTGCAGCAATATCTAAACGTAATGCTGCTAAAAAAAAGAAGAAAAGGAAATAATAATGATCAATAAAATGATTATGGAATATTTATTTAACGAAGATAATAAAGCAAAGATTATTGAAGAATTAAATAAAAGTGTAAACATACCTATTATTAATGAAGATACAGAAGAGAAAGTTATATCAGCTATCTATAATGTATTTCAAGATGTAATGGGAAAAGTCTTAAGCAAGTAATGCCAAGGTTTAGTACAAGAAGTAAATCAAGATTGCATACTTGCGATCAAAGATTAGTAGATCTATTTAAAGAAGTAGTAAAGCATTTTGATTGCACGATTATAGAAGGACATAGAGGTCAAAAGAAGCAGGATGAAGCATACAACAAGGGAAACTCAAAAGTTAAGTGGCCTAATGGCAAACACAATAAAAGCCCTAGCATTGCGGTTGACGTTGCTCCTTATCCTATTGATTGGACTGATCGCGATAGGTTTCACTACTTTAGTGGTTTTGTATTGGGTATTGCTTCACAGATGGGGTTAAATATCCGTTGGGGTGGTGACTGGGATCAAGACACCAAAACAAAAGATAATAGATTTGATGATCTTGTACATTTTGAGATAAGAGAATAGTTTGAAAATTAAAGATACTGTTGTTGTCTTTCCTGATATTCACTTCCCTCATCATGATGAAAAAGCACTTTCTTGTGCATTAAAGGTATTAGAATACGTAAAGCCTTCTGCATTTCTATTGCTTGGTGACTTTGTAGAGGGCGAAAGCGTAAGTCATTGGCAATGGGCTAAAAAGAAAAGACCTCCATTAGAGTATCAATTACCTGCTATAAAAGAAGAAATTATATTAGCTAATGAAGGTTTAGATAGAATAGATGAAGCTTGTAGAAAAGCAAAAGTAAAGAAAAAAATATTAACTATGGGAAACCATGAACTTTGGTTTGATAACTTCGTTGAAGAGAATCCATATCTAAAAGGATACAAAGCTGTAAATGCTTTTAAGATTAAAGAAAGGGGTTACGATAGTTTTCCCTATGGTAAATATATTAAGATACTGGGTTCTAAGTTATATGCATATCATGGTGGACATTATTCAGGTATTAATCATACGAGGAGTCATGTACTTAACTTAGGAGTAAATGTAATCTATGGACATACTCATGATTCTATGAAGTCTGTAGTTACACATTTAACAGGAGCAAAGATGGCCTACTCCATGGGTTGCCTATGCAAAATGGAAAAAGAATTTTTAAAGAACAGACAGACTAATTGGACACATAACGTAGGTATACTAGATATATTTACTAATGGTGATTTTAATTTAAATGTCTTAACGATTATAAATGGTAAAACATCTTACAATGGAAAGATTATAGGATGAAGAAATTAAGTGATGTTATATCTGATCGTAGAAAATATTACGGTAAGAAGAAGAAAAGAAAAGTAAAGAAACGTGCCAAAAGAAATACTAAATCTAAATGATTTTTCTGTAGGTCTGATTGATGATACAGATCCTAGAGATATACCATTAAATGCATTAGCAGAAGCTAACAATGTTTCTTTTAAACGTAGAAACGAAATCAACACTCTAGGCGGTTTAATTACCACAACGGATGCAACTAAGGGTGACTTAATAACTTTCGATTCTAGCACTACTTTTGGGCCAAATACAGGTGCTTCTGCATTAAAAGGACACCTTACTGCAGGGCATGGGTTGTTTACTTTTGAAAGTGACTATACAATGGGCTTAGATTCACCAGCAAGTAAAAATGCTTCTGGTGCTACAGACCAAGGTGATCATTGGCTTGTATTTGTAGATGCAATTACAATGGGTATAAGTTTATATAATCAAAGTACAGATACTTGGAATCTTATATCTGATGGTAGTCATAATAGTTTTAGAAATGCAAATATGACTGGAGATAGAGATCTATGTTACTCTAAAACAGATGGACTTGAATTTGTTTCTACAACAAATTTAAATGACGTAATTAAACGTAATACAGGGCCTCATCATGGAGATGATTTTCTTGCTGCTAATATAAGACCAGGAGATTATATACATGTATTTGGTGCAACTGATCAAGGCACTAATAATAAATCCAATCTTAGAGTTTTAAATGTACAAAAAGATAAAATAGTGTTAGACCATGTAGGATTAATAACTGCAGAATCAAGCGAAGCAGGTGAGGTAGGTATAGTTTCTAATCTTAGACCAGTATTTTATTATGCAAATAACGCAGTAAGGATAAGTGATGCTGGATTCTTTTTATCTCAAAATGGAGCAAGTCCAGCTGATAATCAAAGTTTTCAAAATGTATGGTTAGGTTATATTAAAAGAGATCATTTTCAAGCTGGTGGCCCAGGTCAAACTGTATTGACTACAAGTGCAAATGGTGTATTTGATGGATGGGATGCAAAAAAGAATGATTTAGCTGCACCTACTTTCTTAGCTACAAGTGGATCAGAAGCATACCCTACAGGTAATGGTACAGGATTTCATTTAAGATTTGTAGGTGATACATCATTAAGCACATCTTCTTTTACTAATGTTGCATATCAAATAGCTGTATCTTATATATATGATGGTAATCAGGAATCATTACTATTTATACCAACAAGTAATAATACTTTTACTCCAAGTGGTGCTAATAAAAAATTAGAATTTGCTTTATATGCAAATGCAGCTTATGATTCTAGAATAAGTGGTGCAAGAATATATGCTAGAGTAGATGGTACACAAGATCCTTTTTTCTTATTGATTGATGTAGATATGACAAAAGGTATTAGACCTAATTTGAATTTAAATTTTGAAACAGATGATAATGTATCTGCTTGGTCTGATAATTCATCTGCAACACAAGCTAAAGCTGAGTCTATACATTGTACTGATATTAATTTAGAAACTTATGAAATATTAAATGGTTTTTCTAATGAACAAGAAAAAATAACAATAAGTGGAGTAGGTGAAGGCTATAAAGCTGCAGAGGTAACAAATAGAAGATGCTTCGTTGCAAATATAAGAACTAAGATGAGTGATAATGTTCTTAAGCAGTTTAGAGATAGAATAATGTATACACCTATAAATAAGTTTGATACATTCCCAAGAGATAATTTTATAGATGTTGTACAAGGTGACGCAAGTGAGTTTACTGTTTTATCTAGTTTTTCTGATAGATTACTTGCTTATAAAAGAGATAAGCTGTTTATAATTAATATTGCTAACCCCAATCCATCAAACTGGTTTTTAGAAAATACTATAGAAAGAGCTGGGTGTGAAATGGCATCAGCTTTAGTAAAAACTGAGTTTGGTGTAGTATGGGCTGGTAAATATGGTTTATATTTATATAATGGTCAAGTTAAGAACTTGTTAGAGAATAAATTAAAAACAGAATCATGGATTAGTTTTTATACTAAAGGTACAATATTAGGCTATCATAATGAGCATAGATATTTGATAATAGTTAAAGATTGTATTAAAGATAATAATGATGTATATCTTTATGATTT